AGCTGAGTGCCCATTTGAACTGGCGCACGAATTCTTCGAGGTGGTTCTGCACGACGCGGTAAAGCGTGACCAGGTCGCCGTTGATGTCATTGAGAACTTCGACCGGCGATGGCTGAGGCTTCATGAAGTAGAGCGCGGCACCGCCGGCAAAGACTTCGACGTAGCATTCGTGCGGCGGAAAAAGCGGAATGAGGCGGTCGGCCAGGCGGCGTTTGCCGCCCATCCAAGGGATGATGGGTGTAGACATGTTAAGCAAGACCTTTACTGTATGGATAAACAGGTGCTAGGCTCGCCGCGCTTTGTGCACGAAGCAGGAGCCTTGGCTGGACTTGCAGGGACCATCTGCAGGGACAGCGGTCGGGAAGGATGTTGACGCATCTGTACCCGACCGCTTCTTTATTAAAACTATCTCAATTGATCATCATTAATAAAAATGAAAAAAATAGAGACAGCTTTACAAGTGTGTCGATGAATGTGGCAAAAAAGATTCGTTATGAATTTTTCATATCAGTCATCCTCGGAGCTATACCAGTTATTATTTACACACGAAACCCAAAGGAGCTTGACGACATCGTTAGTGGGTTACTGGCAATAGGATCATTAATAGATTATGCGGGATTCTTATTAATCCCTTACTGCATCGCAACTGCAGTTCGATTCGGCATGCGTTTCATCTCAGAAAACGCCCAGACAAAACTTGTCACCACCCATAAAATGATGACAGAGGTTGGAACTAGTTTTTTGACCATTTTACGAACAGGGGGCGGAGCGATGATTGGAGTCCTTAGCCTGGGCTTACTCACTAACATCATCACGCTAACAAAAGGTGACTACATAATGCTTACCGTAACTGTTACATGCGTACTGATTGCTTGCACCTGTATGGCGTTCTTACATGAGTTCTTAGCTAAAGCTTCACGAACACCTCAGTATGATAACCCTATAAAGCTCGACAGAGACCTACTCCGCTGAGAAGTTAGCAGCAATGATAGTTTTCACATACGCCTGACAGGCCGCAAGGGCAATCAGCCCCCGGTCGCCGTCGTCGGTGACGCCGATAATTCGTTGAGCATGCGCTGGGTCAAGTTCGGCTCTTGTGGGGCCATGAACCACGCCGCCGGTGAAGGGGGTGGCTGACAGCGATCCGTTGCCGGCGCCGGTGGTGGCGTCGAGTAGGACTGACAGGCGCAGATCAGCAGTGGCAAGGCGGTCGCGCAGGCGACCTTGATCACGTTGGACATCGCTCAAGGCTCGATAATGGGTCTGTTCACTGGTTGCCAGGCGCTGCTCGAGCGCCAGGCGTTTGTCTTGTTCGGCACGCTGCTGCGCGGCCGAAGCGAGGGCTATCTGATTGAGCGTTTCGGTTTGCAGGCGGGCCTGCTCTGCGAGCTGTTTGCCGTAGCGCCAATCCTGCACTTGCCAGGCGATGGCTGCAGAACCACCTACCATGACGACCAGCAGCACGCTTTTTGCCAGCAGCCGATACGGCGCTGGGATCAGATCGCCGAGACACATAGCACCGCCCTCGCCCGCTCCCACAGTTCCAGCCGATCCTGCAGGCCATTCAGACCACCGTTGATCCGGCGAGTGATCGTGTTGAATTCGTTTAGATCGGCGAGCGCATTCAGTCCATTCACGGACCAGAACCACGCGGCCGATTCAGCGGCCCACTGCGGCAGTTCCAGCAGTTCAGGCGTGCGCAGCAATCGCTCGTCACCGAACAGCGCCAAGCTGCAGCGCAGGTAGTTATCGTGGCCGGTGACCTGGATCAGGCCGCGACCGCGATAACGCTGGCCATCACCTTCCGCTGCCGGCGTGTTGCCCAGTTTTGCAGCCAGGTTGCCGGTGTCGTATTTGCTCAGGTACTGATCGCCGCCCAGCTCACGCACGTACTGCAGCTGACCCGACTCGTGACCGACTTGCGCCAGAAACGCGGCTTGGCGTTTCGGCGTGTTGATCTGCCGATGAGCCATGGCTGCGTTGAGGGCGGATACAAAAACGCCCGCTTGGCGGCGGGCGTTGGGCATGATGCGTTGCAGTTGTTGCTCGGTGATGGACATACAAACTCCGGACATAAAAAAGCCGCACTCAGGCGGCATTGGGATGCAGTTATTGTTTCTCGATGCTCACAACCTTGAGCGGCGGTTTCGCCTGTCCCTTTTTCTTGCTCTTACTCTTGGACTTGCCTGCCTTGCCGGCATTGCATTCGACGGAGGTCGACCATCCGGACTGGGTGAACACCTGCTCGACTGAATCCGCCAGGTATTCGCCATCAAGCCCGACCTTGAAACCCTGCGCGAGAATCGGGCGCTCGGCAAAGATGTCCGTCCGACCAGACATTTCAAGACGCACGTCGGCGGTGGAACGATTGAATGCTGATAGACGGGCCTTGGCCGCCGCTTCAGCAGCGGTTTTGTTCGGGTAGATATGGCGGTCGGTATGAACAGCCGGCAGGCCGTCCGGCGCGTCATCGTTGTCGATGGTGACCACCGCGAGCTTGCCGTTCTTTTTGTCCTGATGTTTGGTGGCCACGGCCTTGTGCGAGTTGCGATCACCAAGGCTGAACTGCCAGCGGCTGACGTCGCTACGCGTCAGGGTGATCGCGCCGAACGACTTGCCGCTGGCAGTCTGGCCACCTTGGCGCGGCATCACTAACAACTTGCCGTCAGCGACCTTGGCGGTGCAATCGTATTGCTTGGCCAGCCGAGTGATGAAATTGAAATCAGACTCGTTGAGCTGGTCGACGCGGGCAACCTTCGTCGACACCGGACATACCGACTGCCAACCATTGCGGGCGGCGATGTCGGCCACGATCTTCGACAGCGGCACGTCTTCCCAGCTTCCGCTACGGATGGTCTTGCCACTGCCACGCACGTCGCTGGCCTTGCCCTTGATCACGATACTATCCGGCGGGCCGGACACTTCGACCGTATCCACGGTGTAGCTGCCCATACGCGTCAAGGTCGTTTCGGCGTAACCCAGGTAGATCTCGATGGCGCTGCCACGTCGTGGCAATTGCACTTGACCGTCACGGTCGTCGATACGCAACTCAAATTCGTCGGACTCCATGCCCGGCTTGTCAGAGGTACGCAGCAACAACAGTCGATCATTGATCTTGGCCGTGACATCGGCGCCATCGGCGACGATTCGAAACATCGGAGTCATGGATTTTTTCCAATAAAAAACCCGCACAAGGCGGGTCAGATAAACAGTGTCGTTACGCGTGATGCAGCGGCGCACCGGCGCCGGCATCGCCCGAGGTCAGCCCCACAAGCTGACGCCTTCGTGGGTAGGGCTGGGCAGATCCGGCAGGACGATGATCACGCCCAGCCGGAACGGCTGAGGTTCATCGGCCAGCCCTTGATTGGCATCGAGCACAGCCTCGACACTGCCATTCAGATGGCCATACACGTTGTTGCATATGACGTCGAGCATGTCGCCATCAGACGTCCTGCATGTCGTCGCCATAGCGCTCAAACTCCAAAGTGAACCCCTGTTTGCGAGGAATCCCGCCGTGCATCAGCGTGGCCTGCTCCTCGTTGATGCTTTTCAGGCACCACGTTCCGATCACTTCACCATAGCCCGTGGACAGGGTCAGCGGCTGAAGCCTGGCCCCGATGGAGCGCAGTGTGTCGAGCTGCTTTAAACCGCCTTTGACACCCGGATAGATCGTGCCCTTAAGCGTTAGTTTCTCATCACCCATACCGATAGCCTGCTTCGCCGGCCGGCGTGTCAGCCGCTCTTGGGAAGCCCAGCGGAATTCGGTCGAGCGACTCAGCTCGTCGAATGCCGCCGTGTCCAGGTTGAAGTAGTACGGCTCAATCTTCGGATCGCGTGGCTGGATGATCATCAGATGCGGAAACGGCTTCACCGCCTCCGGCGCCGGCGTGGCATCCATGGCAAAGGAACTGGTGGGCACTATGTTGGCCAATGACGGACTGACCTTGCCGGCAATGTTGTTGATCGCCGTGGCCACCTTGCCCGCCTGTTCCTTCAATGTACCCAGCCGCTCCTGCACTTCGGCCGCTGCCCGAGTGGCGCGGCCGTACACCGCCACCACCTGACCGACCTTGGCCTGCGCCGCATCAACGCCTCGCATCACCCGTTGAAGTTTGGCGCCGATGGCCGGACCGACAAACGGGATGTTTTCCAGCTCGGACGCGGCGCCGGTCAGTTCGCTAATCGCACCGTTAACCGGCATCAGCATGCCGTCCACACTACGGCGCCCGGTTTCCGCCGCTTCCACCAGATACTTCAGGCTCGACTGCATG